AACGCGCGGACCATCGTCATCGGCATCCACACCTCGTCGTCGAGCGGCAGCCCGGTCTCGGGGTTGATGACGTCGTCGCCCAGCGGCTCGAGGCCCAAGATGTCCCGGCGCTCGCGGTTGCGGAGCGGGAGGTTGAGCGCCTGCTGTGCCTCGACGTACTTCGGTGCGTCGTCGTCGAAGGTCGGCTCCTCGATGACGAGCTCGCACGTCCCGTCGGTGACGGCGAAGCGGTCGAGCAGCGCTTGCACCGCCTCGACGAAGCCGCCCTCGTCATGCCCACCGAGTCGGGGCTTGACGGCATCGATCCACAGCACCGCGTCGTCGTTCTCGATGATGTTCGACGCGCCGAGCCCCTTGCCGCGGTCGTGGATGCCGAGCTTCGAGATCGGGACGCCCCACAATCCGAGCAGGTCGTCACGAGCCCCGGTGATGAGGTCGCGGATGCCGATCTCGTTGAGCGTCATGGTCGTCGGGATGAAGTCCACCGGAGCGGCCACGAGCTGGAGCCGCTTGGCCGCGTTGTCCTGCTCCACCACGCTGCGCCAGTCGCGCTCGAGCGACATCATCTGGTCAGGCCCGAGCGCGCCGCCCTTCGGGGCCATGATGCCCGACAGCCTGCCGCCCGCGTCGATGACGTTGCCGAGATGGCGGTCGAGCGCCGTCGAAAGCTGCGCCTTCATCAGCGCCGACTCCACGAGGCCGATGCCGAAATGCCCGACGTCCGGTGGCTCGAACATGAACTGGACGATCTGCTCCAGGCGCACGCCGATGCCGGGGTCGTTCTGCGTCTTGTCGATGAGCCAGCCGATGAGGTTGCCCTGCTCATCGTCGACGGGCGTCATGCGATCCGGGCGGATGTACAGGATGGCGTTCGGCTGGCCGTACGTGTTCAGCCCGTCGAGGTACCAGAAGGCGTTGCCGCACAGCCCCATGTGCCGGCACGTCAGCCGCCAGAGGTCGTTGCGCGTCAGCTTCTTGCCGAGCGTCGTGTTCATCTGCGGCGTGGCGATCAGGTCGAAGGCGTCGCCCTTCTCGATGGTCGCCTCGTTGTCGTCCTCGAGGTGCCACGGCACGGTCGCGAACTCGCCGCCGATGACGCGCTCGGCTGCGCGTATCCACGGCACCGAGATCCCGAGCTTCCACGCCATCTGCATCTTCTGCTGCTCGGTCTGCTTGCCGAGGATGGACAGCAGCGGGTACTCGGTCTGGAGGATGCCGGCAGCCGGTCCCATCGGGGACGCCTTCTGAGCGACGACGGTGCGGGGCAGGACGTTGATGCTCACTCACGCACCTCTGGGACAGCGCGTCGGTCGTTGATGATGGCGATGACGATGAGGTAGAGGGCCGCCACTGCGAGGGCCAAGGGGGGCCAAACCCAGGCAGCGGCGGCCACGATGAGTGCGTAGGCGGGCTCGATGTAGGGGGAGTTCATTTACACGTGCACCGTGGCACGTGTACCGTGTACCGCATGCCTACTCAGAAGCGCCGTGTCGTCTACATGTCCGACGAAGCATGGGAGAGTGCGAAGCGACAAGCCAAGCCGCATGGCCTCACGGTCAGTGCCTACATCCAGGGACTCGTCATCGGTGGCGCGGTCGTTCCTGCCGTGCTGCGCGATCCCGAACTGCGCCGTGATATGCGAACGCAGGCAGCCAAGGTGATGACTCAGGCCCAGAGGGACGCCATCCTGCGCCGCATCTCGAAGCATTAGGCTACCGCTCCGACCCGCTGACCGGCCAGCTGCGCCCACGGGTTCTCGTCGAGCGATGCGGTGAGCGCCACCACAGCGTAGCGGAGGGCGTCGCAGGCGTCGTCGTTGATGTCGATGGGCTTCTCGTGGAAGCCACCCTGCCGGTTCGGTGCCCACGTATATCCCGGCATCTCACCGAGCAGTCCGGTACAGCGTGGCGCGACCGTCATGCCGTGGGCGATCGCCATGCTGACCGCCCCGATCCCGGCACTGACGGCGTTGTTCGCGGGCTCGAGCCTGACCCCGGCGCGCTGGCACTGGAGGATGTACGCCGGTTCGCTCGGGTCGGCGTAGAAGCGGTCGAACCCCGGCGTGCTCTCCTGGAGCCGGAGCAGCAGCGGGATGAGGCGGTCGATGGTCTCGCCCTTCTCGTACAGCTCGTCCACGACGTGCAGCGAGCCTGAGCCGGTCTGGCCCACGATCTCCACCGCGAAGGCGTGGACGAAGCCCCAGTCGATGCCGCCCACGGTGCGCTTGAAGTCCTGCGGCGCATCACGCACCTGCTCATCCGGCAGGCTCCAGATGACGCCCTCGGCCCCGACCCACTCGCCCATGATGTAGCGGCGCTTCAGGTAGTCGTCGGCTGCCATGCGGGCGTCTTCCACGTAGTCAGCCGGCAGCAGCGGGTTGTCGAACGTCGAGGCGTGGAGGTAGACGCGCTCCTGCGTCGGTGGCGTGAAGCGGACCTTCAGCCAGTGCTTCGGCGAGGCCGGGTTGGTAGCAGCGGTGATCTGGTGGTACGGGATGCCAGGCCACGAGAGTCGGCCCTTGACCATCGACCAGTCGGACTCCACGCACTCGGCCGCCTCGTCCACGAACGCCCAACCCAGCTCCACCGAGCCGACCTTCGAAGGCAGCCCGGTGATGGGATCGGGGTCGAGGCCGAAGAACCAGATGCGGCTGCCGTTGCCGAGCTCGTACCACCGCTCCGTGCGGTTGTGGCGGGCGATGGCTCCTCGCGGGATGACGTCGTGCAGCAGCGTGCGCTCGGTCGAGGCGGCAAGGCTGGCCGCCGTCTTGCGGAAGATGCCGATGGGGATGCCGGGATACCGCTTGGCGAGGTAGTACGCCTTCTCGCAGCCGATGCGCGACTTGCCAGCACGGTATGCGCCGGAGTACAGCACCTCGGATGCCTGTGACTGGAAGAAGGCGCGCTGCTGCGGGTTGGCGAACGTCGGCCCTAGTTCGGCGCGGATGGCCTGGAGGACAGCAGTCGGCGCGGTCTCAAGCGTCAGCATCGACGACCTCGGCTCGCAGGGCAAGCCATGCGTCGATGTCGTCCATGAGTTGATCGGCCTGCTGCTCATTGAGCCGTGCCGTCAGGTCGCGCGTCTCTGTGCGGCTGGTCGCGCCACCCGACAGGAGTTGCAGGATCGTGGCTGCCTTCTCGGCGGCGAAGATGGCGTCTCGCGGCTCCATCGTGTCGGCGGTGTCGATGACCCGTCGCCACGCGAGATGGGCGGCGAGCTTCACCTCGTCGGCCAGGTCTTCACGCGTCTTAGTGCGTATGGCTGCGTACTCGGGCTTCTTGAGCCAGACCTCGATGCTGGTCGCAGGGATGCCCATCTGCTTCGACGCCTCGACCACGCCCACCATCTCAGCCGCCATGACGGCAGCCAGCTTCACCCGCTTCGGACGGGTGACGTGCTTCCTCTTCGTGATGGGCGTGGGTTCGACCACTGCTGCCTCTATGACGTGACGGTCGTTGTGACGCTCGGTGCCAGGTTGACGGCCAGCGGCTTGCCGTGGTCGTCCTCGTCGGGATGGACCGACACCGCGACGGATGTGCCGGCTGTCACCACGTCGACGAGGTCGGCGTCGGTGACTTCCACGTTCCAGCCGACATCGGTCTGCTCGATGACGACCTTGGCGCTCATTCGAGGGTGACGGCGAGCGGCGTCGAGGCGACCGGGACGCTGATCGTGATGTCGTCGGAGCCTGCCGTGCGGTTGGCGTCCTCGCTGCCGGGATCGACGCTCACGGAGGCGACGTCGCCGTCCGCTGCGCCATCGGCCGTGTCGACGAAGACGTTGCCGTCGGTGTCGGCTGCCCGGATGACGATGTTGCCCGTTGCCGTGATGGTCTCGTCGGCGAACGGGTTGCGTCCATCGACGAGGAGCCGACGCGGGGTGCCTACGACCAGTGTGTCTGCCACGAGGTGTCTCCTACTTGATGATGAGCGGGAGGATGACGGCCAGTCCGACGAGGATGACGCCCGCGCCCGCCGCCTGGACGTCACTTTTCACGACGGAGTATGCACCCGCGAGGATGCCGACGAGTGCCAGGAGCAGGACGACGGTGCTATTCATGGGCGTCTCCTAGTGCGGGGTGTCGTTGAAGTGTGCGACGAACCAGCCGATGACCACGCCGAGGAGGAGCGACAGCCCCGCCACGATCTGACCGCCGGCCGCGAAGTTGAAGCGTTGGGCGTCCTCGCTGATGGTCGGCTGATGATGCGCAACGGCCCAGCCCTCGATGAGCGACACGACCGCGAGCGCGACCAGGATGACGACGACAGTCAAGGCGAGGGCCATCAGACGGTGGTCGGCGTCACGGTGTTGGGCTGGCCCTGTGGTGTCTGGGTGACGACCTTGACGGTATCGCCCGAGTTGACCGTGGGCGGCTGGCCTGCGACCAGTGCGATGAACGCGCCTTCGACCAGCGTGATGGCTGCCGCTACCGTGGCGACCACGTCGCCGTCGGCGTGGCCGAGCGTCACGACGAGCAGGGCGACGAGGCTCGTGGCCGATGTGAGGAACCCCAGCCAGAGGTTCGTCGGACGTCCCAGGATCATCTAGTCCTCCATGCCGTGGTCGATGGTACTGCCGTCATCATCAGGCGGGCTTCGTCGAGGTGGCCTTGACGAGGATGAGTCGATGGTCGGATGACCGCGTGATGAGGCGAAAGTGGCTGGTGCCGTTGACCATCTCGATCGGGCTGAACTGGTCGATGAGCGCGCTGTGACCGGTGGACTCCACCGTGGCGTCGAGGTTGTAGTGGGTGACCGGCGCGGGGGACGCGAGGA